CGATGCACTCCAGCGCTACATCAACGTGCCCAGTGATGCCAGGCTCATAGATAAAATCACTGCGGCTGATAACGCGGAACAGGCAACGGCCGATCAGGAAATATGCGCCAAGCTTGAAGCGAGAATCGTAGGTGACGTTTTCATTGTCGGTTGTGCTGCGCACATCTTCTGTATTGATATTGGCGCCGCGCGTAACTTTGTCTTGTGACCATGTAGGTTTACGGTCTTGTCGACCATAACCGACAACAATACGAATAATGTCGCCTTTGTTAACAGTGCGAATCCGTGTACCAGTTCCTTGTTCAGTATCGGGAGATGGCACCCTGTAACCGTTGTGCTCAATGACGCCAACATGCCGCGCGTAGTTTCTGCCAACACCAGGCATTCCGCTGTTGTATGGCTTATTCAAATCTTCGCCGCCAAGCACTGATTCCATGTCCGCTTGCGCAACAATTCGATATTGCTTGGCCGCCTCTTCACGCGCATCGTCGCGTTCTTTGCCTTCCAGTTTTGTTACGCTAATTACCTCCCAATTGAGCCGATAAGGCGTGCCATTTGGCGTGGCACCGTAGACACCAAATCGCGTATTTGAAGATGGCGTGTAAGCATGCGAAAAACCAGGGCGACCACCGCCTAGGCGTGTTGGGCAAAAGAATGCGTCCTCGTATGCGCCAGTGACAGGCGGCTGCGCAAGGTTGCCATATCGCTTATTGCGTCCGGTCAGCCTGCTGCTGGTATTTTCGTCAAAGCCGCCCGTGTAATAAAACTGATAACTTTCGTCATGGATTGCGTCAAGCGTGTTGTTGCCAAGGAAGATGCCGGCAGTATCAGCACGTTCCATCGGCGCTTGACCAGCCACCATCTGCAGCTCGATCACTTGATGACTGCCGAAGCTTTTGATGCGGCTCCACACCAGCAACGGCGAAATCAAGATGCCGCCTGAGTAGTAGGTTTCGCCTAAATCGTCGGTGACCAGCTGCTGCTTGGTGAAGACAATCGGGACCGGCGTGCCGTATGAAGCCAGTTGCTGCTGGCTGCTGAAACCAAAAGTCGGAGCAAAATTTTGCTGCCCTCGGATGCTGCGTAGTCTGCGCAGTTTTGCCTCGTCTGGCGCCGATGGTTGCGCAGGCTTTGGTGCTAGCAGGTACGAAGCGGCGGTAGATAGAGCGCCGACGACAAGGCTTACAACCAGAGACGTTACAAACGGATCGGGGAAATTCTGTACGTCAGGAATATGCGCGTATTGAGCGGGTCTTACAGCGGCCCTACGATACAACTCACGCACAAACAGGCGATATTCTTCTTCTGTGCAGTCGATGGCAGCAATCAGCTGCTTTTCCCACGGAAGTAACGGCAGTGGGTCGAATGGCTGTCGATAGGGGACCATGCGACCGCCTGAGATAGCTTGCTGATACGCAGAATGCCGGCTTGCCATACGACACCAAAAGCCCAAGTGCTTTGCGACGCAAGCGCCACATCACCATCGTACAGAGGAGCATAGGTCTCGGCGCCCCAAGTCAGCAATGCACGCAATATCTTGACCCGCGATCCGTTGTACCAGGCTTGCTGCATCGGCGGGCAACTCAGCCCCAAGCGTCTACGCACCTCATAAACCAGCTGGATGCAGTCGGTTTTGCCGCTACTTGGGTGCGCACCAAGTTTGTACGGCATCCCAATTAGGTCAAACATCAAAAGCGCACGTTTGCAGTAACTGGCAAGCTGCCGACAAGTTGCTGGGTAAAGCGCTTGCGCGGGAGGTCAACACCAACAGCATCAAGCACTGACGCCAGCTCTAGCTGTACGCTTTGCGAATCCCAGCGGGCGCCGACGATTTGCGAAAAGTACCGCGACAACAGGCGGTAATCCATCTTGTCGTCTGGATTGACCAGCACCGTGCGGACATTGCATGTCCAGTATTCGCGCACCGCAGTTTCAATCCAGCTGCGCGTAAGTGCGTTATTGGGAAAAACCAATGTTGCCGGCTCGTTGTCAGCTGCTTTGGTCACAGTGACACCGCTAAAACCGAATGGCAAGAAGCCGAACGTATTGACTACGCCGGTGTCAGTGTTGGCGAAGTAGGCGTCTTCACCGATGTAGAAGTTTTGGAAGCGATAGATGGTGCCGCCGCTTGGCGAGCGGATGTTGAGGTAGTTCGCTAACGAGTAGGTCGTGTCCATCAGATGCCGAGCCTGTTACGTGTTGACGCGGACTGCTGCAACCTGCGCATGGCCAGCTGCTCACCTTGTTTAGCGCCTTGATTTGCCGCTTGTGCCATACCGCGCTGGAACTGATCAGCGGTGACGTAATCAACAGAGTTGATCCGCTCCACGCTGTAGCGCACGTCGATGGGGGCAGCAGTGGCAACACCACCGCCAGAGGTAGTCGACTCGATACCACCGGCCTCAGCAGCGCCCTCGGCCCCCGGCGGGCGACGGTAGCGAGTCATCGCCCCATCAAGCTTTGCCTTGACGCCCAGCTTCCCGTCTACGCCGCGCTCCAAGGGCATGATCGCTTCAGGGCCGGCCTCGCCCATCAGGCCCGCGCGGGTGATGCCGCCGTCAGCGAACTGGAAGAGGGTGGGCGAGGAGACGACGGAGTTGGTGAACATGCCGCCGTTGGCGAAGGCGGCAATGCCGTTGGAGAAGTAGGCGCCCTTTGCTGAAGGCGTAAACCCAGGACCCTCAAGAACCGGATATTGGCGCATTGGGGCTAATGTTTTTTCGTTAATACCCTGCGTCGCCATATTTTGTGAATTGTCACTTGCCAATCCCGCAAATATCTTTGCGATTCCAATTGCAACATAGGTGGCAATCATCTTGGTGCCTTCTCTCAGCAGGATTTGACCGACATCCTTCAGGAAGTTCGCAAACACCTCTTTTGCGGTAGTCGTACCCTCGATCAAGCCGGTGATGCCGTTCGCAAGAGAGTTCCCGAGCGCGTCGCCCACGCTCTGTGAGACGCGGATGGCCATGCCTTCGTAGTCCTTGAGGCTGCGCTCGGCCTCGCCAATGAAGCTGCGGATGCGTGTGCCGGGCTCGGTTTGGGCACGGGCGAGGGCGTCGACGGCGGCGGCTTGTTTTGCTGCAGCAGCTCGGATGGAGGCCTGCTTACTGAGATCACCATTGGCTTGCTCCAGCAGACGATTCATCTCGCGCTGGATTTCGAGCTTGCTGAGCTCGGCCTGGATCAACTCAGGGGCTACGCCTTCCGCCTGTAGGCGATTGCGCAGTTGGAGCGCCTCGATTTCTTGCTCGATATCCCGTGCTCGGAGGGCACTTTGCTGGATGAAGTTTGTGATTTGCTCTGTTGCGAGAATGTTTCGCTTCAGCTTGTCAATACGTTCGAGGTCGGCAAGATACTTTTTATGCTGCTGCAATACGCTATCCATCGCGCGTTTGCGTTCGCTCTCGGAGAGGTTGTCGCGTGCTGCGATGCCAGCTTTGATCTCGCTTAGCTCACGGTTGGAAATCGCAATCTGCGCGAGCCGTTGTGCTTCGAGCGCGGTGCGCTCGGGGTCGAATGCAGCCGCGGCGTTGGTCGAGACCGCGTTGTAGGTGAACTGCAGCTGCGCCAGCTGGTCTTGGTACTGCTCGATCGCCACTTGCGGGAATACCGCCTTGGCGATGCGCTCGAAGGCTTCCGCGGTCTTGGCTTCGGTGATAGCAGCTTGCAGCGAACGCAGGCGCTCCATGGCGCCAGCCAGGCTGCGGACGGCCTCGGCGTAGCGGGCTGCCGCGTCAGCAGTGTTGGGGAGTTCGGAGGCGGCGCCGGTGGCAGCTGCTGATGGAGGTGCAGCGCCGGCGGCCGGGCTCGCAACGGAAGCTTGCTGGCCGTGCAGGAAGATGTTGCCGGTCTGCAGGGAGGTGGCCTGCCAGCCACCGGCGCCGCCCCACGAGGGCGTCCCGGCGGGCATAGGCACCAACGTGCCGGCGGGCACGGCGATGTCAATGGCACCGCCGCCAGCGCGTGTGGCATGGGCGGCCTGTTCCTTCAGCAGCGCGCCGCGGAGTGCAGCCTCGTCAACCATGTTCTTGACATCGATCTTGGCGTTGCTCAGCTCGATGTACTCGACGCCCTGGCCCTGCCAGTGCTTGATGATGGCTAGCGCTTCGTTGACAACGGCCTGCTTGTCGCCCGTCGGGCTGCGGATGTCGAGGTGGGGTCC